TTTGGGGAAATGAAGTATGAAACAACAAAGCATCACGATACCGTACACACCTCGTCAACCACAGCGTGAGATACACGATGTATTAGACCAGTACAGATACACCGTTATTATTGCACACAGAAGACTAGGTAAAAGTTTATGTGCCATCAATCATTTGATTAGGTTTGCGTTTACACATACGCTGCCAAATGTCCGCATGGCGTATATATCACCTCAGTTTAAACAAACTAAATCTATTGCCTGGGATTATGTAAAACAGTTTACAAAAAAAATACCTGGCATCAAATACAACGAAACCGAACTGCGATGTGATTTCCCCAACGGTGCCAGGTTAACCTTGTATGGTGTTGATGCCAACCCTGATGCACTGCGTGGAAACTACTATGACTTTGTTGTCATGGATGAAGTGCAGCTTATATCAGAGGATGTTTTTCCTACGGTTATTTTGCCAGCTCTTGCAGACCGTAAAGGGAAATGTTTGATGATCGGAACTCCGAGATCAACCAGAAACTATTTGTATGAATTGTACAAGAAAGCTAAATCAGATGCTTCATGGTTTTGTAAAATATACAAAGCAAGTGAAACTAATCTGATTGATAAGTTTGAGATTGAGCAGCTGAAACAAAACATGACGGATGAAGAGTACCGTCAAGAATTAGAGTGTGACTTCTCTGCTGCTATTAACGGAAGTATATATGGAAAAATTATTGATAAACTCGATGGAGAAAATCGGATCACATCTATTAACTACGATGTGGGATACCCAGTTCACACAGCTTGGGATTTGGGTATTGCAGATGAAGGTATAGTTGTTTTTTTTCAAGAGATAGGAAGACAGATATATTTTATAGATAGCCTGGCTAAATCTGGTGAAGGTTTACCCTGGTTTGCTAAAGAAATAAAAAATAGAGATTATGTCTACGGTAGGCATTTTGCACCACATGATATTGAAGTTAGAGATTTCTCAAATGGTTTATCCAGAAGAGAAGTAGCCTACCAATTAGGTATACGGTTTCAAGTAGCACCCAAGCTCGCAGTCGAAGAGGGAATACACATTACCTCTATGATGCTGCAAAGAAGTTACTTTGACCAACAGAAGTGCGAAACACTTGTCGATGCACTTCGTCATTATCATCGTAAATGGTCTGTGAATAATAAATTTTTTTCAAAGCCACAACACGATTGGAGTTCACACTTTTGTGATGCAGTAAGAGTAGCAGCAGTTTCTTTAACAGAGAATGTTGCTGGAAAGAAACCGCCACAACAAATGGCACAAAATGAATATCAAGTATTTGGAGTAAATTAATGGGATTTCTAAAACCAAAAGTTGTTATGCCAACACCACCACCTGATCCACAGCCAGTACCAGAGGCTCCGATGGTAGATGATGTTGAGAATATAGAGGCATCTGAAGAAGAAAGAGAAAGACTGCGAAAGAAAAAAGGTCGCCAGGCTACAATCTTAACTTCTATGTTAGGTGACACGACTGAAGCAGAATTAAATCAACCAAGTTTGTTAGGAGGATAATATGGGATTTTTAAAAAGTAAATCTACACCACCACCAATGACACAATTACCAATGCAAAAATTAAAAAAGAAAGTTGCTGAAACCACACAACCTGGAGATATGGGTGGTGGTTCATCAGACAAAGGCAAAGGTAGAGGTGGAACTATATTGACTTCTGTTGCTGGTGTCACAGACACAGCACAGCTAGGCACACCCACTCTATTAGGCGGTATGTACTAATGGGAGATCAAACAGCATCAAAACAAAAAAGAGATGCTAACAGAGCAGCTGTAACTTCACAGTTAATGAATAACATTATGACTGGTGGAGAGATATCTAAGAAAAGAGAAAAAGAATTGCAAGAAGCTGCTAATCGTGGTCGTGGAGTACAATTTGTAGAAGGTTCACCAACTGTAGAAGGATTGACACAAAAAGATGGCAAGCCAGTTTTTCGCACTGGAGTAACAGCAGCGGACTACACTGGTAGAATAATATCATCAAAACCGACAGCTGGAGAAGTTATAGGAGATGCTGGAAGAGCTTTATTTGGTGGTCAAGCAGATGACTCTGCATTGAGAAATGTAAAACTTAGTAACAGACCAGGAGATGACACTCCTACAAACTTTACTAAATTTTTACCAAATCCAAAAAAAACAAAAGGTATAATACCAACACTTATAGAAAAAGGCGGTATCGTAGGTAGTGCTGCATCCTCAATACTTACTGGTAAAAATAAAACAAAAAAAAGAACAATCAGTCAGATCTATGACCAGGGTGTTCAAGATTTTGCAGACTTACAAAGAATTAGATTAGGTGGAGCAAACCCCAAGTTAGGCGATTAAATGGATATAAAAGAACTTATAAGAAGATTTTCACAACTTAAAACAACTAGAGGAACCTGGGAGAGTCACTGGCAAGAAATTGCTGATTATGTTTTACCCAGAAGAGCGGATGTCACAACAAAGCGTGCCAGGGGTGATAAAAGAACTGAAAAGATATTTGACTCTACTGCAATCAATGCAGCAGAACTTTTAGCATCATCACTTCACGGCATGTTGACTAATGCAGCTTCGCCCTGGTTTATGATGAAGTACAAGGACTCTGAGTTTAATAGAGATGATGCTGCGATGGAGTGGTTGGAAGAAGCCACTCACCAGATGTATATAATTTTAAATAGATCTAATTTTCAACAAGAAGTTCACGAACTGTATGCTGATCTAATAACTTTTGGTACTGGCAGCATGATGATTGAAAAAGATGAGGTGTCAGGTCTAAGATTTTCAACCAGGCACATCTCTGAAATCTACATACAAGAAAATGAATTTGGTCGTGTGGATACTGTTTACAGAAAATTTAAAATGTCAGCTAGAGCTGCGTTTCAAATGTTTGGTGAAGTATCCAGCAAAATAACAAAGCTAAAAGATAAAAACCCATACGATGAGATTGAATTACTACACATAGTATTACCCAGGGATGAATTTGATCCAAGAAAAATAGATGCAATCAACAAACCATTTGCATCCATATATTGTGATCCTGAAACAACAGAGCTGTTAGGTGAAGGTGGATATGATGAATTCCCCTATGTGGTACCTAGATTTTTAAAATCTTCTGTAGAAACATACGGAAGATCGCCAGCGATGGTAGCACTAGCAGACATCAAGATGATTAACAAGATGTCAGAAACCATTATCAAAGCAGCACAGAAAACTATAGATCCTCCTTTATTAGTACCTGATGATGGTTTCATGCTACCAATACGAACTGTACCTGGTGGTCTTAATTTTTATCGTTCAGGTTCCAGAGATCGTATTGAACCATTAAATACAAATCCAAATATTGGACTGGGTGTTCAATATGAAGATCAAAGAAGAGATGCGATAAGAAAAGCATTTTATGTAGATCAGTTACTATTAGCTCAAAGAGTCAACATGACTGCAACAGAAGTCTTGCAGCGTAACGAAGAGAAGATGAGAATGTTGGCTCCAGTATTGGGTAGACTACAAAGTGAAATGTTAAAACCACTCATAGATAGATGTTTTAATATTATGCTGCGTATGAATATGTTCCCAGTACCACCAGAAAGTTTACAAGGCAAAGACATTGATATTGAGTACACCTCTCCGCTTGCACGGTCACAACGAGGTGGTGATATCACAGCTGCGGTTCGTGCATTGGAAATACTTTCTCCACTCTCACAGTTAGCACCAGTGTTTGATTACATTGATCCTGACAAGTTTGTTCGACACATCACTGAAGTATTAGGTGTGCCAGCGAAGATTTTGAGAAGTGACCAGGAAGTAGGACAACTAAGACAACAACGAGCAGCAGCACAACAAGCTCAAGCGGAAGCAATGCAACAAATGCAAGAAGCTGAGATTGCCAACAAGACTGCTCCGATGGTAAAAGCGGTTAAGTCTTAATGGATGAAATAAAAAAATTAAAACAAAAATATTTACAAGTTTTTACCCAGGGTACTGGTGAAGAGTTGCTCCAAGATTTAGAGCTACGCTTTCACATACACAACACTACGATGGATAACGACTCAAACAACCTGGCATTTTTAGAAGGTCAGCGAAGTGTAGTTTTATTTATCAAAAATATGCTAAAAGGAGAAAACAATGGCAGAAGAAAACCAGGTAGCGGAAGAACAAACAAGTAATCCGTCTGAGCCTGTCACCCAAGAAGTAAACTGGAAAGAAAGTTTACCAGATGATTTGAGAGATAATCCATCTCTTAAATCAATACAAGATGTACCAGGACTAGCAAAAAGTTTTATACATGCACAAAAAATGGTTGGAGCTGATAAGATACCAGTGCCTACTGAACACGCAACTAAGGAAGACTGGGATGCTGTTTATAGTAAGCTGGGAAGACCAGCCACACCTGATGACTATAAAATAGAAGGTGAAGCTACAGAGATTATTGCTGACTTCAAACCGATAGCTCACGAGTTAGGATTAAATAATCAACAAGTAGAAAAACTTGTAAATTTTTATAATGAAAAACAAACTGGAGCTACGGAAGCAGCACAAGTTGACATGCAACAAGCACAAGCAGAAACAGAGGCAACACTAAGAAAAGAACTTGGTCGTGCTTATGATACAAAAATAAAATCTGCATTGCGTGTTGCACAAAATGTTTTTTCTAAAGACGAACTAGATAATACAAAATTTTCTGACGGTACTCGCATGGGTGACAATCCCATGTTTATAAAAGCTATGATGAAAATATCTGATATGATAAGTGAAGATAGACCAATCAACAATCCTCAAGACATGGTGATGACACCAGATCAAGCAAGAGAAAAGATGGAGAGTTTGATGGCAGACGGTTCACCTTATTGGAACAAATCTCATCCTAACCATGCCAAAGCAGTTGAAGATGTCATGCAGTTAAGAGAGATTGCACATGGCAACTAAAAAAGATTGCAACTGTAATTTAGAACCTACAGTTGTGGAAATCAAAATGGAATGTGCCAGGATGGTTTTTGAAACTGGCACTGATTACCAAAAGAAAGAATGGGATTCTACGGCAGACAAATTGTTTGCCTGGATTACGAGGACAGACTCAAAGAGTTCCTCGAAGACAGCTGGAAAGAAAGCAGACCAAAAGTCTTAAAATCCAAGAGAAGTCGTTTACACGGTAGCTACTCTGTTAATTAACAACATCTAAAAAAGGAAGGAAAAGACAACATGTCTTCACAAATAACCACAGCTTTTGTGGAACAGTACAGTAATAATGTGCAGATGTTATCTCAGCAAAAAGGATCACTCCTTAGAGATAAAGTCGACAGTGAAACTGTACAAGGCAAGAACGCTTTCTTTGAACAGATTGGTAGCGTAACAGCACAAGTAAGATCAAGTCGCCACGCTCCGACCCCGCAACTAGATACGCCGCACGCACGGAGAAGAGTATCTTTAGCGGATTATGAGTTCGCTGATCTTATTGATGACCAGGACAAAGTCAGAACATTGATTGATCCTACATCTTCTTATGCACAAGCAGCAGCTTTTGCAATGGGAAGAGCAATGGATGATGTCATTATTTCTGCTGCAACTGGCACCAGCTTTACTGGAGTATCTGGCGGTACGAGTACTGCATTACCTAGTGGGCAAGCTATCACAGAGAGCGGAACGGATGGATTGACTATCGCAAAGTTAAGAGAAGCCAAAAGAACTTTTGATTTAGCTTCTGTTGATGCGTCAATTCCTAGATACATAGTCGTGTCACCACGACAAATAGATGACCTTTTAGGCACAACTTCAGTCACAAGTGCTGACTTTAATACAGTCAGAGCTTTAGTTACTGGTGAAGTAAACACATTTATGGGTTTCCAATTCATCGTATCTAATAGACTAAGTATTGCTTCTTCTAAAAGACTTTGCTTTGCTTATGCACAAGATGGCATCAAGCTAGCATTGGGTAAAGATGTCATGTCAAGAATTGATGAGCGTGCCGATGTCGGTTATGCAACTCAAATCTACTACTGCATGTCAATCGGAGCCACAAGAATGGAAGAAGAAAAAGTTGTTTCTATTCAGGCACACGAAGCGTAAGGAGGTAAATCATGGCATCTGTTAAAGGCGTAGAACTAACAAACATGGATAGCACTCCAGTCGTAAAAGTAGACAGCGAGTTAGCTGGAGGAAACCTTAAAGTGTTTCACGGAACATTTGAGGCATCTTCTCTAGCTTCTGGTTCTGATATCTCCATTGCAAGAATACCAGCAAATGCAGTGATACATGATGTAATTGTAAAGTGCGATGCACTTGGATCATCTGTAACATTGAAAGCTGGAACAGCAGACGATGACGATTTATTTTTTGCTGCAACAAGCACATGGAATGTAGCTGGTCAAACTCAGTCAATGTTAGGTGGATCATCCACTGGAGCTGCTATAGCAGCTATGACTGGTATTGGTCACAGAACAACAGCATCTACTGATGTAATTTTGACCACTGGCGGTGCAACTGCCTCTGGTACAATACACTGTGTAGTTCTATTTACACAATAACATAAGGAGAGAAAATGGCATCTGTAGTTGATATATGTAATTCAGCACTAAATATGTTAGGCGGTAATACTATTATTAGCCTCACTGAAACATCGAAAAATGCACGCTTGTGCAACCAACGGTATGAATTAGTGAGAGATGCCGTTTTCCGTGAACATCCCTGGAATTGTTTACAAAGAAGAGTTGAGCTTGCAAAAGATACTGACGCTCCAGCGTTTGAGTTTGCAAGTGCGTTTACACTTCCAGCTGATTGTTTACGAGTCTTACGGTCAGAAAATTCTAATTTCTCTAATAATGAAAGATTTAGAATTGAAGGTAGAAAACTACTTACTGATGAAAGTACAATGAAAATTTTATATGTAGCGTCTATAACTGACACAACACAGTATGATGCTTCATTAATAGAAACACTGTCAGCTAGGCTATCAGCAGAGTTGGCGTATCCAATAACACAGTCATCTACATTGATGGATCGAATGTTTGCACTTTATCAACAGAAGCTCAAAGATGCACGATTTGCTGATGCTACTGAAGGTACAGTTGATGATGAAACTCGTATCCAGGCTGATGACTTTATAAATGCGAGGTTATAATGCCAGGTAAAAAAATGTCTATGAAACAGAAAAAGATTGCTGCTATGGGTGGTAATCGAAAAAAGATTGACGGTGCTGATTTTGCAAAGCTCCGTAAAATGAAGAAAAAAAAGAAAAAATAATTTATGCCTAGATCTACCTTTGCTTTTAGTAATTTTACATCAGGAGAGTTATCACCCAGGTTAGACGGAAGAATAGATTTACCAAAATATTTTTCTGGATGTAAAACTCTGGAGAATATGATTGTTCATCCTCATGGTGGTGCTGCCAGAAGACCTGGCACTCGTTTTATATCTGAAACAAAAAGCAGTGGTGAGGCAAGATTAGTACCATTTGAATTTTCTACTACACAAACTTATGTGTTAGAATTTGGCAACACTTACATGAGAGTGTACAAGGATGGGGGTCAGGTTCTAAACAGTGGTACTCCAGTTGAGATATCAACCCCCTACTCCGCAGCAGAAGCAAACGAAATAAAATTTGCACAATCAGCCGATGTATTATTTATTGTGCATCCCTCTCACCAACCAAGAAAATTATCCAGGACATCTCACACATCATGGACTCTTAGTCTATACGCACCAACCAATAATCCTTTTACCTCTACAAATAATTTTCCTAGCACGGTGACCTTTTTTGAAGAAAGATTAGTTTTTGCTGGAACAAATGCAGCTCCTCAAAAACTTTTCTTTTCTAAATCTGGTGACTTTGAAGACATGACTACTGGTACAAATGCAACAGATGGGATGACTTTTACGATTGGATCTGACCAGGTAAACGCTATCAGATACATAAAAGGTTTGCGTACACTTTTGATTGGTACAACTGGTGGTGAGTTTGTAGCTACAGCTTCATCCTCTGCTGAACCTATTACACCTACAAATATACAAATCAAACGACAAGCTGGTTATGGTACCTCAGAAGTTGATGCACTCTTAGCTGGTAATAGAATTTTATTTGTACAAAGAGCTGGTAAAAAAGTAAGAGAATTAGTTTTTGATTTTGACACTGACGGATACATTGCACCAGATTTAACTATCCTGGCTGAACATATTGGAGGCTCTGGTGTTGGTACTGGTTTTACAAACTGGACTTATCAGCAAGAGCCAGACAGTATTGTTTGGGTTGTAAGATCTGATGGTGTACTTACTGGCATGACATATCAACGAGGAGAAAATGTTGTTGCCTGGCATCGACATATTTTAGGTGGAGCTTTTAGTGGTGGTGATGCTGTTGTTGAGAGCGTTGCAGCCATATCTAATTCTACAGCGTCTTCTAAAGGTGAAGACACTTTGTACATGATAGTTAAAAGAACAATTAACGGTGGTACAAAAAGATATATAGAGTATTTACAACCTTTTGACTTTGGATCAGATGTTGAAGATGCCTGGTTCTTGGATAGTGGATTAGTTTATTCTGGTGGTGCTACAACATCATTGTCAGGCTTAGATCATTTAGAAGGACAAACAGTTTCAATTTTAGCTAACGGTGCAACTCACGCAGACAAAACAGTTTCAAGCGGTGCTATCACACTTGACCGTTCTGTCACAAAAGCAGTTGTAGGATTAAAATACACATCAAAGCTACAAACTATGAGAATAGAAAGTGGTAGTGCAGAAGGTGTCGCCCAGGGCAAAGTAAAAAGAATACACGAAATAGTCGCAAGATTTTTTCAAACAGTTGGAGCAGAGGTTGGGAGTAGTGAAACACAAACAGATTTAATACCGTTTCGTGATAGCTCTATGGCAATGGATCAACCAGTTGATTTATTTTCTGGTGATAAAAATATAGAGTTTGCCTCTGACTATGAAACAGATAATTTTGTTTACATACAACAAACACAACCCCTACCGTTGACAGTAACAGCTCTGTTCCCACAACTAAATACTTATGATGGTTAATGGATATATTTCCTTTTATTAAAGAACACGGATATATAATCTACAAAGATATAAATAGTTCCCTCATAGGTCAGACAAAAGATTTATCTTTTATAAATAATTTAGAAGTTGACGATTGTTACACTGGAGTAATCAATGGCAAACCAGTCGTATGTGGTGGAGTCATTAAATTATGGGATGGATGTTTTGAGGGGTGGGTGATTGCTTCCAGAAGTATACAAATATATTCATTTGATGTTTGTAAAACAATCAGACGATACACTGATGAACTTTATAAAAAAAATAAAATGCACAGACTGCAAACAGCAGTGCAAAAAGATTTTATCAAAGGTTATCGCTTCGCACAATTTTTAGGCATGAAACAAGAGGGTATAATGAAAAAATACGATTACATGAAAAAAGACTATATGAGATATGCGAGGGTAAAATAATGGCACCATTAGCACCATTTGCAATAGCAGCCACCGCTGCTGCTGCCGTTGTATCTGCCGCTGGTTCAGCTCAAGCTGCTGCCGCTGCAAAAGCCACTGGCGAAGCAAATAAAAAAGGTTATGAGCGAGCTGCAAAAGTTGTTGAGCAGCAAAAAGAAATAGTCGATGCGTCAGCAACCAATGAATTATTTAAATTTAATAGAGCTTTTAAAATAAATCAGGCTAACTCGACAGCTGCTTATTTAAAAAGTGGTGTCACTTTAGAGGGTACACCAGAAGATGTACTAGCAAACAACGCATACTTAGCAAATTATGAAAGAAAAATTTTAGATTTCAACACAGCAGTACAGAAAAAAAAATTAGACGATGATGCAGCACAACTTAGATACAGTGGTGAAATTAAATCAGCTGAAGGACAAATGCTTGCAAACTCTTACAGAATGAAAGCTGTAGGATCAATCATAGGTGGAGCTGCTGGTGTAGGTGAATTAACTAGCACATATTACCCATCATTTTTCCCATCATTATTAGGAGGAACCACATAGTGCCTAGAATACCAATTTATAATCTTACTGGAACTATATCAGGACAAGCTGGTTCAACTGCTGTGCCTCAAATCTCACAAGCATCAACTTCTGGTGCCATAGCACAACAAACAGATGCTGTTGCTAAAGGTTTGGGTGAAGTAGCAAAGTTTGCTAGCGTTGTTGTAAAAAATGAAAGTGATAGAATTATTGCTCAAGAAAATCTCAAGTATCAAACTAAACTTGATAATCTACAAAAAATTATCCAGGGTAATCTCTCAACACAACCAGAGCTTTGGATGGATGCTTACGAAAATGGTTTTACTACAGCAGATGGACTATTAGTTCAAGGCAGAGCTGCGATTATAAGTGAAATACAAAGCAACGAATACAAATATGATTTTATTAAAGGTTCAGTAATTAACCAGGCTAATATTAATAACCTTGTATATAGAGGTAAAATTTTTGATGAATATTTAAAAGAAACAAAAAAACAAAATCTTATGGTGTTTGAGGATAGTGCTAATGTGCAAGCAGATGCACTTGGATCAAATATTACACTTGATGCACCAGAATTTATGCAATTAATGACTAATCTTGAATTTACTATTAATGAATATCAAGCTGGCGGTGGATCAAAACCAGTAGAATTTTATCAAGAAATGTTTAGTAACGCCCTATCTACAGCACTAAGTGAAGAATATTCAGGTAAAGAACCAGAAAGAAATTTATTACTTTCACCTGATAAGATTACAAATCCTAACATTTTAGCCATGATGACAAAAATGGATAATGACACTATTCAAGATGTGTTTGCAGATTTTACAAAAGCAGAAAACAATAGATACAAAAGAAATGAGATTATTGAAAAAGAAGCAGTTGAACAGCAAAAATTTAAAAAAGATGAATTGGTCTTCGATTATTATAATCAAGACACTAAACTAGATCAGAGAAATATAATATTTGATAAATTAATGGCTATGCCAAATGATGTGTACTCACCAAGTGAAAAAAATAATTTACAACAATTTCAAAATTTAGTTTTAGAAAATGATGGTAAAATACCTTTTAATCCAAATGGAGATCAAGCATTAGCTGATTTAATAGAAGTACAACTTGCCAATAATAGTATTACATACGCACAAGCACTGAAACACTTTCCATCTTTAAATAAAGAACAACAACAAAGCATAAACACTTTAGTTAAAGCTGATAATACTTTTAATTATAACAACGCAAAAAAATATATTAGAACACATTTTGGACTACCAGTTGAAAGTATTATTATGGGTGATAAGCTATCAGACCATGAACAATTAATACACGGCATGACAAACGCTGCTATAACCATATTTGAAGAATTAAATTTTAAAAATGAGGGTAACTTAAATTTTCAAACACAAATACCAAAAATTTTAGAAGATGTTAAAACAAACTACAGAAGTGAAGTTACTAGCACGATTAATAATGTATCGTCAAATTTAAAAGTTATGTTTGATAAATATAATATAGATTTTGGTACGGTTACCCCACAAAATATTTCACAAAAAATATTAGAATTAGAAAATAGTATAACAGTAAGTGATTTTGAGCCGAAAATAAAAAAAGACGATCAATTAACTGTTGATAGATTTAAAATATCAAATAGCAAACTTTTTAGTTTGGGTAAAACAATGGGTATAATTAATGAGTGATAAAGCAAAATTTGAAACTGGTACTTATTCAGCAGACGATATACTGGATTGGTACGATGAAAATACAAATGAAACTTATATCAATTCGCTAAAAAAATCAGATAAATCAACATTTGATGAAGTCATTGAACACGAAGATGATGGTATTACTTATGAGATTGGAACTGTAAACGGAGTCAGCGTTATTTTAGGCGAAAAAAAAAAGCCTGAAATCTTCGGACAAAACATAGACACACTAAAGGCTGCTGGTGATAAATCACTAGATACACTACAAGCAACACCTGGATTTTTAGCTGACATGCTAAATCCAAAAAATATTGCAAAAGGAATGAACCAGGGTGTTGTCAATGCTTTTCAATTAGTTGATAGTCTGACTGGTGGATCTGTCACAAAATTAGATAATTATTTTACAGAAAATTTTCCTAACACTTTGGGTAAAAAAATCGAATACAAACAACCTGAAGGTGCTGGTGGAGTAACTGGTTCTATTATTGGTCAATATGTTGTGCCAGGCATTGGATTATTAAAACTATTGCGTGGTTCTGTGTTGTTATCAGAGCCTTTATTAGTAGGTGCCTTTTCATCAAAAGATGAAGGTAATATGGCAAGTCTTTTTAAAGATTTGTTTCCTGACTTTACGCAAAACAATGAAGCTGCAAATATAATAATTAATGGCTTGATAGCAAATGAAGACGATAGCGAAGTTATTGGAAGATTAAAAAATATAGCTGCTGACTCTCCTATTGCTTTTGCTTTTGAGGGTATATTTAAAATTTATAAATCTCTTTACAAAAATAAAGAAGCTATTGAAGAGATTAAATCTGTTGGAGCTGCTGCTACCCCCAAAGATGCACCTACCCCAGTTCAAGTAGTAGATAGTTCTGGTCAACCAATTAAACAAGCAGACCAAGTAGTTCAATCAGAAAAACCTTTTTACTCAAACGTAGAAAAAACTATTTCTAATTTTACATTTAAACAACAACCAGGCAATCAGATCCTGGCTACACTAAATAATACTGCTGGTATAAAACAATCAGAGATACAAGACTTAGGTTTAGACACATTTTTAAAAGATAATCCAAGCGTAACTAAAGAACAATTAGATGATTTTATTGCTGACAAATCTTTGACTACTAGAGTAAATGACACAATGTTGGAAGGTAGTGGTAGACAGCAAAAAAATGATATTGATTTTATTACTAGAGATCCAGAGGATAACTTTACATATAATGTACCTAGAGTTTTAAGAAATGCTCAAAGTTATGAAGATGCAAAAAATATTGTTAGAAATGATGAAATAACTTATGCAGAGTTATTAGATTATGTAGCGGCTAAAAACCCTAATTCAAATGTCACAAGTATAACTGATAGAACTATAGAAAATTTTCTTAAAGATGAGTTTGGAATAGTCAAGAGTACAGATAATATAAAACCTACAAAATTCGGTGATTATGTTACTCCTGGTGGTGAAAATTATAAAGAAATGTTAATTACGGCTCCTGGCACTCCCCAGGTATTTACAGATCATCATTTTCGTGGAGAAGTATCTGCTGGAGAAAATCTGATAGCTCATGCAAGATTTAATGACAGAACTATTGACGGTAATAAAATTTTATTTATAGAAGAAATACAATCTGATTTACACCAGGCTGGTAGGAAACTAGGTTACAGAACACAAAAAAACTTAGACGCTTATAGAGGTCGACTAGAACAAGTAAATGAAAGAATAGATTTTTATACAGATAAAGTAAAAAAATCTGGGAAAGACTTAGAAGGATCTGAACTTGACGAAGCAAATGAATTGTTGGAGGAAAGAGGAAGATTAAAAGAATTTTTAAATAACGATAGGAAATTAGTAGCAGACGCACCATTTAAGAAAAACTGGTACGAGCTTACGATGAAAAGATTAATTAAATATGCAATAGATAATGGATATGATGGCATTGCGTTTACGACTGGTGAGATGCAAGTTCTTAGATATCCTGGTATGCAAAACCCAGAAGGCTTAAAAGGTTTTTATGACAATACCTTAACAAAGTTTACAACAAAATTTGGTAACAAATACGGAGCAGAACTTAAAAAAGGAAAATTAAATGATGTTGAGCCAACATACAGTTATTCAAATGCTGATGTTGATCAAGCGTTAGATGTTACTTATGATGCTGTAAGTAGTTCACCTAGTAATCCAAATAAAATTTTTGCATCATATAAAGTAGAAGAAACTGGTATTCCTGGTGAAAGATATCAACTTGTTCAAATAAAAAATGGAAAAGAAAATGTCATATATTCTCAAGATGATTTAGATTTAGTTAAAGATATCTTGGCTGATGAATTAGATGGATTTAAAGTTCCTCAAATAAATAAAAAAATAAAAGGATCTAAAGTACCTCTGCTTATTTTTCCACAAAACATGAAAAATGAAATTTTAACCGAAGGCGTACCAATCGCCCAGGTAGAAGAAAGAGAAAACAAACAGCAAACAACTGCTATTGTTTAACTACACAAACTACAAATTATAAGATAAGGTGAGATATTATCGCACAAATATGTGCGAGTTTTCAATTTACAATTATGGTCAAAACAGTTCCGACAAACGATAATTCGTTATTATCTGGTATACAACAAGGTCAAACACTTGGTGTCACAGAAATGGCATCTTCAGAGCCAGGTAAAGAAGATGAAATTTATGTAGCTGGATTATTTAATAAATTATTAAGTATTCCAAATATTAAATCAGATGTAAAAAAAGTTTTAAAAACAGATGAAGTTCAAGAAGAAATTGTAACTACAGTCAAAGGCGACACAAAAATAAATGAGGCTGGAGAAGAATTTTTTGATGCACAGATAAATGTAGAT